TGGTACACAATGCCAGTAGGCAAGACAGGCTTTACAATTGGTCAGGTCAAGGAACAAGATTTTAATTTCCATGCTCCACTTGACATGACAAACATCAGCGTCAATTATGATACTGAATGGCTAACAAACTATTGGAAGACAGGAGATGTGGGTGAAGTATTTAAAACAAATGTACGTCAGGCTTTATCGACTGCTGAACCGGGATTTAGTTTTAACTTCTTTGAGAAAGAAAATGAAACCCTACGTAATGCGTGTACTGAAGTAACGTCTGAGGATGATTCAGATGTTTGTAATCTAGGATCAATCAATCTAGGTCGTATTGATTCTATAAAAGAATTTCAGGACATTGTGCAACTAGCTACTAAGTTCCTGATATGTGGAACGCTTCGTGCAAAGCTGCCCTATGATAAGGTTTATAAAGTTCGTGAGAAGAATCGCCGTCTAGGTTTAGGGCTTATGGGCATGCACGAATGGCTAATCAAGCGCGGACATAAGTATGTAGTTACTGAAGAATTACATAAGTGGTTGTCTATCTACAAGGGAGAGAGTGACAGGACAAGCAAGAACTTCTCTGATTACCTGTGTGTCACCCAACCCGTAGCTAACCGTGCCATTGCTCCAACAGGATCAATTGGTATTCTTGCTGGTACTAGCACAGGTGTTGAACCTATCTTTGCCGTTGCATACAAGCGTCGTTACCTGAAGGGTGGTTCACGTTGGCACTATCAGTACGTTGTTGACAGTGCTGCTCAGGAACTGATTGATCTGTACGGTGCTAGTCCTGATAGCATTGAGTCTGCTCTAGACCTTGCTGAAGATTACAAGCGTCGTATGAAGTTCCAAGCTGACGTTCAGGACTATGTAGACATGTCAATCTCTTCTACTATTAATCTCCCTTCATGGGGAAGCAAACTGAACAATGAAGATACTGTGGAAGACTTTACTAATACTCTTGCATCTTACGCCCATCGTCTACGTGGCTTTACTGTTTACCCTGATTCATGTCGTGGTGGACAACCATTAACAAATGTACCTTATAAGGAAGCTGTTGATAAGTTAGGTGAGGAGTTTGAAGAGGGTCTAGAGACACATGATATTTGTGATATAACTGGACACGGAGGTTCATGTGGTGTATAGAGTAAAGATTGTTTTTGAAGGAGAAGACTACTATCTACCTGAGAGTAGTCTACGAGATAGTCCAATCTTGTTTGAGAGTCTTGATCAGGCACAGCGTGTGAAAGACTCTTACATAAACTACAATATTAATATGGAAATTGAATCTGTATGTTAATGTATTACTCCATGCCTGAAGTACTACCTAAAGAATTTTGTAATGGTCTTTATAATGTTGCAAAAGAACTTGACGCTGTTGAAGCAGAGGTTCATAAGAAAGGTGATTCAGTTCGTATGGATAAGATACGCAACAGCCGGATTGCTTGGCTAAGTGATCCTGAACTTATGGCCATGTTACAAATGTTTATTGAGAAGGCTAATATTGAAGCTGAGTGGAACTTTGATGTAAGCCAAATGGAAATCCCACAGATATCCTTCTACACTAAAGGTCAGAAATATGACTGGCATGTCGATGCTGGTGTTGAAAACAGTAGTGAAGACTTACATAGGAAACTATCACTCAGCTTGACTTTAAAAGATAACTTTAAAGGCGGTGACTTTCAGGTACAGAAGTGGGTACACCCTCAATCTGGTGATAGATTTTCTACTTTAAAAGAAATGAGAAAGGCAGGTAGTATTGTTGTATTTCCTAGCTTTGTATTTCATAGAGTGACAAAAGTTTTAGAAGGAGAGAGAGCATCTCTTGTAATGTGGTGTAGGGGCTGTCCTTTCTCATAACAAAATATTATTAAACTTCTTTAGGAGTATGTTATAAATGTACACAATTAAAATTGATCCTGAAACTGCCGATACTTTGGTAGGAATTATTATTAAAGATGTACTAATGTCAGACGCAGAAGATGGTATGTTGGAAGAAGACCTAACAAAGTCATTAGAAAAAACTTTAGATTTCTTTTCAGTCAGTAAAGATTTTAATAGTTTTATGGAGTTACTAAGCAATGAACGAAAAAAATACTCAGATAAGTACTAAAATCCCTACGATCTATATTGGTTACGATCCAAGAGAAAAAGATTACTTGGATGTTCTAGTCTATAGTATCCAAAAACATGCAAGCAAACCTATAAATATTGTTCCTCTTGTTCAAGAGAGCTTGCGTCGATCCGGTTTATACTTTAGAACGCACGATGTAGAGAACGGACAGAAGGTTGATATGTTTGATAAGCGTCCGTTCTCTACCGAATTTAGCTTCACAAGATTTTTAGTACCTTTCCTAAATCAACACTCAGGTCTAGCTCTATATATGGACTGTGATATGTTTGTTCGTTCAGATATTATAGAAGTGTTTGAGCGTTACGGTTCATCCAACAAAGCTATCTCTTGTGTCAAGAGTAGCTACTATCCGAACGATAATACCAAGATGGACAATCAGGTACAGCAAATTTATCCTAGAAAGAACTGGTCTAGTTTTACTCTGTGGAACTGTAGTCATCCTGCTATAAAGGAGTTGACAGTACATGATGTAAATACTAAATCAGGATCATGGCTACATGCTTTTAGTTGGTGTGATTCAGAGTATATTGGATCAATCAGTGAACAATGGAACTGGCTTGACAGTTATACTTCTGATAAAGTAATCCCCCGCAACGTCCACTTTACAACTGGTGGGCCTTTGTTCAGAAACTGGAATGGAAAACGAGAGATAGATAACCACTACGCAGAAGAGTGGTACGAATTATACAAGGAGATGGTAGAAAACAATGGTTAGATTTGTAACTTCATTTAGTGCTGATGGTTTTAAAAGATATGCTAGGAAGATGCTTTTTTCTGTAATTGAAAACTGGAAGGACGATCTTAAACTAATAGCTTATTATCATGATTTTACTGATGACTTAGTAGAGCAGCTTCCTAAATCAGATAAGATTGAGTATCGTAATCTTGATAATATTCAAGACATGAAAAACTATAAGCAGTTTATGAAGTTGCATGACGGTACGGAAGGAGGAAAGATTCCGTACAACTGGCGCATGGATGCTATCAAGTGGTGTAATAAGGTCTATGCTCTAACTGATCTATCGTTAGAGATAGGTGAACAGGAAGCGCGTGGCGGTTGGTTAATCTGGCTGGACGCAGATACTGTGACAACAAAACCTTTATCTAAAGAACGGGTGCTACGTTTATTTAAGAAGGGTGCTGAACTTGTTCACTTAGGTCGAAAGGATATTGACTACAGTGAAACATCTTTCATTGCGTTTAATCTTGATTACCAATCACCTCACTATCTTCTAGCAGACCTGCGTGGTTGCTATGATATTGGAGAAGTAACAGCCTATCGTGAATGGCATGATGGTTTTATCTTTGAACGACTGCTAAAGATATATGTCGCACACGGCCTACGTGTTCAGAATCTATCACAAGGTGCAGAAGGTCTAGCAGCGTTTGCTCAGTCTCCATTGTCACAGTATATGATTCACTACAAAGGTAATCTAAAAAATAATGTAGAGGAAGAAGAAGTTACTATTATTCCAGCACAAACAAGTGCCGTGGATACTCTAGACAAAACGCTACCAAGAAAAGTTCCTATCATTGTCAAACCAAAGGATAGTGTACCAAAGGAAACTATTGTCAGTAACATAAACGAGAATCTTAAAATCCTAGATAAATGGGACATGGTAAGGTCTTGTAATATCAATGATGAACACGCTATCATTGTTTCCGGTGGTCCTTCACTTGATATCGGTAAGTTAAAGTACACAGCAAGAAAAACAAAAGGTAAAATTATTTGTGTAAAGCACAGTTATCCTACTCTTCTCAGGGCTGGTATAAAGCCTTGGGCCTGTGTTATACTAGACCCTCGTCCAGTTGAAGGTACTAGCACACATGACATAGTTCGATCTACCCTATTCGATAAGGTTGATCCTTCAACTAAATTCTTTGTTGCTTCTATGACTGATCCTTCAGTTACTAAACTACTAAAGGAAAAGACTGATAACATCTATGGCTGGCATGCCTTCTCTCAAGCTATCAAAGATAGTATCAAGACCAAAGAGGATGGGGATGCTCTAAAGGCTAACATAGGTGAGGATGCTACGTTTGTGACTGGTGGTACATGTGCTGCTATGCGTGCTATAGGTATGATGCACATCTTTGGTTTTAGAAACTTTCATCTGTTTGGCTTTGATTGCTGCATGGAAGGAGAACTATCTGCTGAAGAATTGTCGCGAACAATGGAAGATGGTAAAAAGAAATACATGCGTGTTGAAACTAACGGGTATGAATTTTGGACTACTGGTGAACTTCTAGCTATGGCACAGGATTGTGAAAAGTTATTTAACAATAAAGATATTGAAATGAATATTAATGTTTACGGAGAAGGTACTTTAGTTTCAGAAGTGTTTAAAAATTCACTTCGATCACAGAAAGCGTACTACATGGACAACATTAAATAGAAAGGATAAAGATATGCTTGAACTTTTTATGAATAACTCTGATATTATTATCTCTACAGTAACTGGTATCATTACTATTGCCAGCCTTGTAGTAGCTGGTACTCGTACCCCCGATCCTAGTACTGTTCTTGGTAAGCTATACAAGGTAGTAGAGATTGCTGCCTTGAATTTTGGCAAGGCAAAAGACACAGGAAAGTAGTCTCTACAAATGCTGTCTCTAGTTTCTAGCGTACTTAATATTATTACAAAAGTATTTCCTATGCTGCTTGCATTTAAGGCAGGAAGGGATAATGCACAGAAGCAGGAACTAGAGACAGCAATAGAGAATGTTAAAGAAAGAAATAAAATTGAAAACGAAACTAACAAGCTGTCTTCTTCTGCTATTTCTAACAAGCTGCTCAAGCGTTGGAAGCGTAGCAGCTAATTGTGGTTGGTTAAAGCCTATCTATATTTCAGAAAGTGACAAACTTACAGATGATACTGCAAGACAAATTTTAATTTATAACGAAACTTGGAGTGAAGTTTGTGAATAACAATATTACTTATGGTTTACTTTTCTTGTATCTTATTATTTTATTAGTAGTGGTAATTCAGCGTGCAGCAAGCTAACAAAGAATTAAATATAAAACAAGAAAAGTTTTGTCAGGCTTACGCTGTCTATCGTAATGCTACTGAATCAGCTAAGAAGGCAGGTTACTCTGCTCAATCAGCACACGCTACAGGCTATCGTCTTTTGCAACTGCCTGAAATTAAAGAGCGTATTGAAGAGATTGAAAAGGAACTTGAAACAAACATTGATGTTGTAGCTGAGATTGAAAACCAGTACACATACGCTAAGAATAATGGACACACCAATAGTGCAATCAAAGCATTAGAGGTTCTGTCACGAGTACGTAGCGTGAAGGATGAGGAAAGTATAAAGACAATCCCAGAACTTGAAGCAGAGATTGTACACTACCTTGAAGTTCTGGGTGAAGAAAGAACATCAAAGATATTCTTAAAGTGTAAGTGGTTTGATGATGATGATGATGATGGTGATGGTGAGGATGAGGATGATGGTGAGGATGATGAACAGGAAGAGCAGGAAGAAGAGGAACTAAGTGCAACAGAAACAGACGAAGAAGATTACCAAGAAGAACAATCCTCTGACACTGCGAACAAATTATCAGAACAAATACACAGACAGATCGAACAGAAACAAGCAGAAAAACCCATACCACAAAGAGAGTGGCGAGAAAAAAGAAAAGCCACAGGACACATCCTCCTGTAGCCTATTCTATGATATGTTTTCTATAGATTAATAGGAGGGTGTTTTCCATTGTGCATATGCTGTAAGACAAGAATGTTATCTTCCAGTTGTTTTAATGTACGATCTATATAGCCCCGCCGTCGATGCTGTTCAGCTAGATTGGCGGGGCTTAATATATTTTTAAACACGTCAATCTGATTACGTACAACAGCAACATCGTTTTCCAAGTCTTCTATTTTACTTACCAAGTCTTCAATACTTTGTTTAATATCTTCTTGATTAATTTTTAGTGTGTTGACCTGTGAACGAACTAATGCCCAAGCTCCTGATAAAGAAGCTATAACTGCTCCTGCTTGAAACAGTAGTTCAGAAGTAAGTTCCACAGTATTTATGCTGAAGTATTCTTAATATAGATAATAGTAAAATCAGAAGATACCAAGTTATTGGCACCGGAACTTAAAGCACGTACTTCAATATCTGTTTTTTCTAGAAAAGAAAGCGGATACTCTATAATAAAGTCAGCTACACCGCCAGAACCAATGCTTTGTTTTAATTGTGTTCTGAATACTCCACCAAATTCTCTTGCAATCAGCTTAACAATAATATACTGATTAATGGTTGTTGTTCCACTTGCAATATTTAAGTGTGATAAATAAGCTGTGTAACCTGCTGGTACAGTCCACATAGACATTAGTGTCTGGTTTTCTCCCAAAGACACTCTTGCATATGTTGTTCCACCATTAGTAATGTTAATATTTCCTGTTGGTGCTTGTGACCCAGAAACATATGCTCTGTACACTCTAATAAAAGTCTGTGTAGTTGTTGCTGTACCTGAACCAGCAAGAGTTATCTCTTGACTTACTTCATTATAATTAGCATCTAGACCTTGTATAAGAATCTTTACACCATTATCGTTTGCAGGTGTACCTGCATCTGTTGTAGCAGTCATAGCTACCGCTGCACCGGGATAAGCGTAAATGCCGCCAGCATCCCAGACTGTCTCTTCAGTGCCATTGATATCAGGATTAAAACCAAACTTAAATAAGCGTTTATGGTTTTCTATCTGTTCTCTTGAAACTTGTAAATGCCAAGGCTCATGTTTTCCAAACCGTGTGATTGAAGATGGAATAGCCATTATTTATGAATCCTTTCTATAAGACTATCTAGTTTATTTTCTAATCTGTCAAAGCGTACCATGATTTTATCTATGTCTCTCGCAACATCTACTTTGAGTGCATAATACTTGGCTAGCTCCTCACGGGTAATTGACACTAGCTTTCTAGTCTCTCCTACTTGTGAAGTAATTGACTTGATCCACCACACAATAGCACCACCTCCACCTGTGAGAATTAAATTCCATATCATAGCTGAGTCAGGCATTTTATTCTTCACCTATTTGCATATTAGGAGGATCATCCCGTAAATCTTTACCACGATAGAATCGCTCAAGATTAGCCATGTTTTTTCTTAGCGCAGCTAGTTCTTCAACATATGATAAACCTGTCCTATCTCTTAAATCTTTGTTTATATTTAACCAGAATTTTTTATCATCAGATTTAGTTATCGGATTAGAGCGTCCATTTAATATACTAATAGTAGCTTTGTTAGAAGGGATAACGCTTTCTAGACCAAAGGATTTAATATTATTAATTAATTTACTTCTTCCTTCTATCCCTTCCATATCTTTAAATAATTTACGAATTGCTTGCTGTGCTGTAAACTGTTCTTGAAGAACCTCATTATATTCTTTTAAGACAGTTTCGTAGTCATACCGTGATCTAGGATCGGTTAGCATGTCTCTTAAATTATTTGCAAAAGAATTAAAGTTTTGAGTAGCATTCCTGTTAATAGTGTTAAGCGTGTAACCCATTACTTTTTTTGTATCAAAAACTTGTTCTCTCATACCGGGAAACACAAAACCATTCTTTGCTAACAAATCTGGAAAGTCTTCTGCACGTTCATCTATTGTTCCAAATCTTTGAGGATATAAAAACCGCTCAAGGTCTGAACCTGCCTTACCAAACTTACTAAATGTATCTGAGTCTTTAGCCATGTCTCTTACAATTTTAGAATAACCCGGCTCTACTGTTTTAGCTAGGTTTAAAAAATTAGAATCTGAAAAGTCACCTTTAACAATATTTGTTAAGGAAGAAGCAGCTTCTAATGCTAGTGAAGGATCTATGTAAGGTTCAAATAACTTTACACCTGCTTCTAGTATTGATTTATCCAAATCTTTAGATACATCCTCACCCCTAGATGCTTTCATCATCATTGG